AGACCTAGGCCCAGGCGTCTATTTTTACGCCGGGTTTCGTAGATTTTTTCATAAGGTAAGTCTGCTTTAAGAGTTCCACACATCAGGAATTTAGTAGCCAGCTGCACAACGTCAGCCATCTCTGTGAGGGACTCTATCCGGCCCATATTGACTGAGCCCAGGTTGCAGACATCGCTATCGTCCTCAGACGTTACCTCGCAACATGCGTTGCGTAGTGTTTCGTTTTCTTTCTCGAAGAAATTAAAGCTGAACCCTGGCTCAGCACTCTGAAGCGCTTGTCTAGCATTTTGCATAAATACATCGCCGACTTTGCCTGTTTTATAATACTCCATCAGCCAAGCTGTGTCGTAGTTCACTGAGATGTTTGTCATGTCGAGCGGAGCTGGCCAATTGAAATCCAGCTGCTTTAGATCCCACAGGCTGGTGGTCTGCCCTGGCACAGTCATATTGTGCCAATCCTTAGCTTTAAGAAATGTGCTTATGTCTCCGTGCTGCCAATTGAGACTTGCGTAAATCGCTGACCGTCTCGACCCGCCCTGCATGACTTTCGACCCAATGGAATTAATCATTTCCATCTTAGGGATAGGCCCACTGGCCTGTCCCCCCGTTTTGGTTATCGGAGAGCCAGCTGCTCGGTATTTGGAATAGTCTACGCCGATACCGCCGCCTGTCATTAGACAGGATTCAGCCTTCCAGGACATGTTTGCCCAATCTTCCCGGTTGTCTTCTTCAGCCTTCAGAAGATAGCAATTGTTATAATACTTATTTAGCCTTCCAGCGTAATAGCAGTACCGTCCGCCGGGGATAAATTTCATTTCTTTAACGTATCGGGTCAGATCTTCCATCTCGCCACGCGACATAGAACCGCCACAAACCTCATATACCAGAGTTGTTGCTAGTTGGTCCCACGTTTCAGCGCCATCATGTGCGTATTTGTGGTTGAAGATATCCTCACTAAACTTTGACCGGAAAGCGGGATTAAGGTTAGATTTAAAGCTACTCATTATTTTACTCCAACGAGATCAGATAGGTCTGGTTTTTTATAGTTGAGGCCCTTAAGGACCTTGCCGTCTTCACGTTTTATTGGCGATCTGTCTGGGCCCATCTTAGACATGTTGCTTGCATGAACTCGGCGGACTGCTTCATCCAGATCCCAGCCATAGGTCGCGCAATATCCAAAAACTACATAGATAATATCGGCCATCTCTTTGAGCATGGCCTCGGGGTGCTGCTTAGCCTCAGACTCGTCGCTGGCTTCCCAAAACTCCTCTGCGATAAGCTCCCATCGCATGTGTTCAAGCTTTACTGCTTCAGTGCTTTTACTGAGCCAGTTTTGGCGAAGAGGGTGGTCCATGCACATCGCAAACTCACGGACCATTTCAAGTGGGGTCTGATTAATTTTCTTATGCGCGGCTTCAAAGTCAAAACCCCAATCGTCAGCCGATACATCGTTTTGGATTGTCATACCTCAATCCTCAATTTCTTGTATCAGTCGGTCGATATACCAGCGACATTTTTTGAGGTCTTGTATTTGCCCAGCTGAAAATTTGTGCTTGGTTGGAAAGCGCCAGAGGTACTTAAAAGCTGTCTGCCAAAGGTGCGCGGCATGAGCCTGTAGTACCGTCTCTTCCGCCATCGCAGCCATAGCGTCGATACATTCTATTCTGCTGTTCTGGTAGTGATCTGGAGAGGATACCATTGTATCTTTTTGCTTACGAGGTTCGATGTTTTTCATCTCCCATTTTGCCATCAGTTAAGCTTCTTTTTGAACTGGAGGACTTTCCTAGCGGCAAGGAGCTCAAGCAGCTTTTCGTCAGGCTCAAAGATAAGTTCGTCGTCTTCGTCTTCGTCAAACTCATCCTCCTCCTCCAGTAACCGGGACATGTGCCCTGTGGTGATGATTAGCTCGGCAGCGGTTTGGACATGCACACCCAGGCCCTGCAGGAAATCCAACTGAAGCTCATAGTCTTCTTCGCTTAAAGATTTCTGATCTAGGTTTTGCTGAGACATGATCCGCAGCTGCCCGTCTGGCTGAATTTGCATCACAAGCGCCATCATGTTCTTCTGCAACTTCAAGGGTTTAATCATGTTTGATTTCCTTTGTTAGTAACTTGATAAAGTAAGCTGCATCCACAACTGCCAGGGGCTCTTTGCGGTCAGCTTTAATGATTACAACTGGCTCCATGCCCTTTGGGGCATTGGCGCTGGCTTGGCTGTAGTAGCTATAGACAGCGAGGCTTTTTCTAGCCTTGCACTCAACAGTAATTCCCAGGAGACGCCTTGCAGCGGGAGACATCAAACAGTCCTCACCATGCGCTCCCATTGGGTTGGATTTACAGTCATCTGGCTCGAGCTGGGGGCACCTAGCTAGGATCTTATTAACGGTCCACTGCTGAAGTTTCCGGCCCTTTGCTTTGGCAGAGGATGTTTTAATGGACATTTAGATACCACTTCAGCGGGGGGCTTTTGGCTTTGCTAGCTTTTTGGGGGCGGAGCCTGGCTTCTGGCCAGCACGGCCTTTTGTAGTTACAGAACTCGCAGGTTTTGATGAGGTTTTTTTCGCCTGTTTCTTTACGGTTGAAGGTTTCGATGTTGGCTTCGAAGCTCCGGCGAAAGGGCGCGCCCTGCTCGAGGGACCTCACGGTCTCTTTCCGACGAGCACGGATAGCTCTAATCTCGGAAGGGGTTGCCGTTACAGGAACTACGAGAAGTTCGCCGGAAGATTTATCTACAACTATCCAACCGCCAGGCGGCTTCTTCTGAGCATCTGCGTAGGCAAACAGCTGGCCAACGTAGCCAAAATCATCTGACATCAACAGTGCTTCAAATCCCTTTGACCATTTATTCTTAAATGCCCAAGGAGCGGACGATTTTATGTCCATAACTCGACCGCCGATATCGATGTCGCTAGAGCCATTTATAATGCTTTTGGAAACGGCTAATTTAACGTCATCACCATCACTGGTCACGTCACATTTCGCGATTGTCAGCAGCATTCGCGTGATTACCTCGACGCAATCACCTATCATCATTCGCATAATGTGGTTGTACGGCATGGGCTCTCGTTCTTCCCCTGCCTTCTCCATCTGGAGAGTGCAAAGCGGACGGCCCACATTGCTGGCGCGGACACGAAAGTCTTTCTCTCTTTTGATCGTGAGCTGCTTTTTGAAAGCGGCAACAATTTGTGTGGCCGCTTCCTCAAAAACTTCGGGATCTACATCAACAGTCTCTCCGTTTGAGAGAGACTGCATCAGTGCGTGAAGTTCTAGCTCGAGGGTATCCAGCCCCAATTACGCGCTGTGCTCCAGCGCAGCGGCATAGCTGTCGTTATCGGCACCATCAACATGCTCTACAGCGCCTTGAGCTTTGTAATACTGTTTCTTAACAAAATTGTTTTCTGAGCGGACTTGTTCATTAAAGACCTTAACCGTTGCTACAGTTGCGGAATCCAGCAGAGCGGGAGTGCTGTAATCTATCTCGATGTTATTGACAAAAGTCTTGCCCTGGAGATCTGTTTTCATGTCTAGCCAAACATCACGGACGTTTTTGCCCATTTTCTTAAAGTCGCGCATGATGTTAGCAATGGGCATGAAATTAAGTCCTTTCATGTGGAACTGAACAGGCTGGTTGTCTACCAGCCCCTCGCTGCCGTCAGCGTAGATACCCTTGTAAGAAACAAGGCCGCGCAACACATGAGTGCATACCCGATCCTTAAACGGCTTCCTTTCAGCATCTGACATATCTTTCCATAGATCTGGATCAGGTCTGCCACATCTAACGCCACCCAGCATGTCGATAGGTTCCTGCCCACGGTTGTCCATTAGGATGGACTTATTCACCATTTTGAAATCTTCAGAATTTTGCTGACGCCATTGTATGTGTGCCAGGAGCACACGCATTTTAACTGTCTCTGAGTAGATTGGGTGAGGGCCGCTAATAGAGTACATCCCCATTCGGCAATTTGGGTTCTTCATGAATAAAGCGCTGTCGTACTGGACCTTTAGAAAAGGTATTTTTATGACCTCTTCGACGTTCTGTCCTTGATCTGCGAAAATGGCGTTTACTTCTGCCAACTCAGCTGTCGTAGCTAGTTCGTTCATAGCATATCCTATGCGTTATTAAGAAAATACATGATACCTTAGAAGTTACCTTAACTCAAGTCTAGTTCCGACATTTCCATCCAATTTCGTCCAATTTCGGCTTCTATATCTAGAGGCAGCGATGGGGCGTATCCAAACCGCTCTTCTATCTCAGGATTGATGTCCCGCATCGCCCAGACGAGGGCTTCCTTCACTTTGTCCAGCTCACCTGGGAATATATCCACAACCAAACTATCGTGTACGGTCAAGATCAGTTTAGAGCGCATCTGGCGTTCTCGGAACGCTTTTAGGGCCCTAATACAGGCCAATGGCACTATCGTGCCCGTGGCATGAGATTGGACCGGGAAATTTACTATTTGAGTGGCCCCGGTCACGCGCCCATTCCGCAGCCGCTTTGCATCAGGGAAACTAAATTCACGACCACAGGGGATTGTGACCAATCCGTTATCCATCACACCGTCCATCAATTTCTTGTGCCAAGACTTGAGCCCAGAATAGATTCGGAAATATGATTTAAAATACTCCTGTACATGCGGTGGCTCAGACATACCCATCCCGCCAAATAAAGGACTAAACGTCAGACTCTTTGCCTGTGAACGAAGCTTTTTAGTAACTTTATCAGCACTGCACTGATTAATAATCATAGCGGTTTGGGTGTGTATGTCTTTTCCGCTCAGAACATCGCTGATAATCTGTTCGTCGCCGCTGAGAATCCCAGCAACTCGGAATTCGAGCTGGGAATAGTCAACTTCGCAGAGATTTCCGCCTTCAAATCGACTTACGACTGCGCGGCGAACCGGGAACTTGCTGCCCTTGGGGATATTTTGAAAATTTGGTCTACTAGAACTCAATCTTCCCGTTGCAGTGGTGGTCTGGTTGAAATTGGCATGTAGAAGGCCGCTTGGTCTAGTATGTGCTGCAATACCTTTGATAAAACTGTTCAGATAAGTATTCAAAGCATTCAATCTGCTGTATTTGGTCAAAAATTCAACCGCCACATGATTGTTTCTTCGATTGGCCTGGAGCAACAGTCTTTTTATAGTCAGTTTGTCAGCTTTAAATCCGTTAGCAGAGGCATCCGCTGGGCCTTCTGGCACCAGCCCAAGACCAGCCTTAGTAGTTTGATCACGGTACAACGCACCAGATCCCTCACACATTTTACAGGCGGGTTGTTTTTTATAAGGGTCACCTTTTAGTGTTACTCGATGCTGCTTGCCGGAGCCGGAGCACTGAGAGCAGCGTTCAGCAATCGTTTTGTACGCCCGTTGCATATTAGTCTTGACGTTAAATACATATTCACTTTCAGACATGCGCGGTGGGTAAAGGGGTCTACCGTCCGGGCCGAGCCCGATATTAAATGTTTTGCAGAATGCCTTCTTGCAGACATCGCTTTTAAATTCGTAGCCGTAGATCAGCCGGGTCATGTCTTGACCCGACGAGAGGTTAGTGACGGTATCACCCATCATCTTCACTACGATCTTTGCAAGATACTCAATAATTTCGTCTCGCTCGGTCTCAAACTCAACGCGCACCTCTTCGAGCACATCTAAATCGATGCAGATACCGTTTCTTTCAATCTCGATTAAAAACCAAGTCATCTCGTTCATCAGAGTGAATATGGGCCACAGCCCAGCGTTCTTTTCATCTCTCAGGTCGGCCAGCTGCGCTAAATAGATTTCTGCACAACTGATCACATCAGCAGCTGCATATTCTGAAACTATTTCCAGGGGCATTTTCTCGAACCCGATGCCATCTTTAAACATCTGGTCGATCAGCTCAGATTTCTTTCGCGTAACATTTCGTCTCTCAGCTGTAGCCTTGAGACTTTTTAATTGGCGGATACCTCGAGCAAAGATATATTCACCAATCATCGTACACCAAAGTTTATCAGGTAAATCAAACTCCATCTCGAGCAGCCAGGTCACATCAAATTTAGTATTGTGGCAGACTACGATATCTGCCCGGGACAGATCTCTCTGCAGAGGTTCCCGGCTGTCAGGAATTGGGTGATCATTATGAAACCACACGCTCTCTTGCATAGGACCTAATGTTTGACCGTCCTCAATCATAAGCCATGAAGCAGACACACACGCATTATCTGAGTGCATCGCTGACGGATCTAAAGTGTCGCCCAGAGGAGACACAGTAGTCTCGAGGTCTAACACACACGCAATCATGCTTCGTACCGCGCTATATCGGCATCAAGGGAACACACGACTTGCCCATGCCAGCCTGTTAATTTGTTTTTGCTGATAGTCAGCGTTCTCATAGGGTCCAGGGGAGTTCCTGATTTTGAGATACCAATGATAAAGTCAGCCTCAGCGGCCTTGCCGATCTTGGAGCCCTCCATATGCGTGTAATCGAGATAGTTCGCATTGGTGGCCGTTTGAGCCGCTTGGCTAACGCCAATCACCGCACAATCATATCGTTTGGCCGTCTCTCGCAGGCGGCGATATAGTTCCCGCAGCCGTTCATGTGAAGCAGCGAAAGTACCAGGTATCTGAACCTTATCTGCCTGGTCTATCCAGACTATGGCAGGTTTCTCTTTGCGGATGTATTGCTCTATGCGTGTCAGATCCCAATCTTGGGCCTGGCGGCATTCAAATAGACCATCAGTGGCTGCTAAAACCTTTTCTTCGGCATTATCAATATGTTCATCTTCAAGGATCTTTTTTTCTCGCCAACCGAGTATCGATTGATAAGCTCTTTGGATCGTCCTATCGATGGCTTCTTCGTTTCCCAAAACAAGCGTTTTGTATCCATTTTCTACAAATCCCCCTGCACCAACACTAAGTGAGACCACAAAGCTTGTTTTCCCGGCCTCGGGTACGGCGAACAGTATACCAAACTCTTTACGCCCAACGCCTGGTAAATGCTGCGCCAGGGACTTTATGTTAAAGGGAATGACAGAGCCCGTTAGCTTTGCCGCAAAAACGTCTCGAACAAGCATACTAGCTTTAGGACCAAATTCATCCTCGTAGTAACCTTCGAGACCTTTTTCGGCTAGGTCGAGTACATCACTAAGAGCATGGGGATTGCCTTCAGCAATCTCCAATCCTTTGTTAGCAATTTGTTTGCCCAGGTCACGCACATGCAGCTTGGTGATTGTGTCGGCTACGATTGCGGGATTTAGGTCATCTGCATAGCTCACAGATCTAATTAAGTTTTCGGCCTCAAGAGTGTATGCCCGTGTTGCAACGGGATGCTCAACTTTCCACAGCATCATCAGCTCAGCTGTAGTGATGTCAGTTCCAAATTTTTCATGGGCTTTTTGTAAGATTCGAAACAAGGTTTTCACCTCGTCCCCAAACAGCGATTCGTTTAGTTTACTTGCGTTTGCCATGTAAAAATCATGGCTACACAATCCTTTAATAATCGATAAATCCAACTTCGTACCCCTACAGTAACATTTGTTGAGGTATTAGTAATAGCACAGTGGTCTAGAATCAAAAAGACCCGGATGTTATCCCGGGCCTATTTTTCTCAAAGTATTAAGAAGTTCTTATTTTGAGCCTCCTTATATCAGGTCGGCTTTCGCCTCGCCTTTCTTTGATGTCACATTGGTAATAAGTAACTTTGTTGTTTCCTCGAACCAACTCTTCCATCGCTGCATTTAATCTTTTTTGTTCTTCTGCAGCGTCCATATATCCATTCGGCAGATCGTAATCTACCAAAATTAATCCACGTGCTTTCAATTGATTTCCCTACTCATTCGTCTTGCTAGTTCACCTATAGGCAAGACAGTACATTTACAAACGGATTAAATGTATGAGTAGTTAGTGGGTCCCGTTGGTGGGTCCTGCCAGCTGGATGCAGATACATAGAGCCCTCCGGCTAAGCAAAAGTGGCTTACCGTGAAGGGCATACTTACGTTGTCGCGGGTCCACGATCTCTCGACCAATTCCCAGCCTTGTTTGCTACGATTACCGAATTTTTTCATATGCTCTAATAAGAGCGGCAGTACTTTCTGATTTATTAAGTTCAAACTAAATCCCAATCCTCCGCATCCGAACATATCGTCTTGGATCTTTGTGTAGTTGAGAGTTGCTCTTGTCTTTGTTTTGGACACACTTTTATCTTTCTGCTTCTTGTTTTAATCAGAGACCGAGTACTTCCTTAATCTCTGGTACACCCAGATATTTAAGATCTTCACTTAAAAACCTGGTTCTTGTTTTTGTATTCGCCTCAAGTTGCCGAGAAAGATCTAGGCTCTTTCTACTCGCGTCATTATCTAATGCCACAACAACCTCATCGAAGTCAAATAGTAAATGTAACAAGCGCGGTGAAATGCTGGTGCCAAGTATCGCACAACCGCAACAATTAGGTAGCCGTGCAACTGAACAAGCTGACATTATGTCCTCTACAATCACAGCGGTACTACCAGAGCCGACGATAAAGGGCTGGGACAGATGCCCGTAAACGAGCCATTTCGGCGTCTCCTTCCCTAAAGCTCGACCAGATGCGCCAGATTTAGATTTATCATAGAAGAGTATTCTGTTCTCTGCGGGAGCGTATTCCACCTTCAGCAGACCGTCTTTGTAAGCCTCATACGAATTGTTAGCTTTCAGATAATCGACTACTGCCGGATGATGATCCGGCTCAGAGACTATCCTCGGAAATGGTGTACTTGGGTTTGGTCTAACCATTGAATTGCCCTCCAGCTTTGCTCTAACGCCGTCTATTGAGTAACCTATAGATTTGCTACCTGTCACACCACAACTAGCTCTGAAACAGTTCCACAGACGCTTACCCTCAGTCCTGGTAATTGCGAAGGTTTTGCGACCACCACAAAAGGGGCAATCCATCCGTTTAGTTTCAAGCTCCTGTAGGACAATTGGGCCTAACATTCTAAGCTGATCACTATATGAGTACATCGCAGTAATTACCTTTATACCTACCTCTGTTAAGGTAGTAGTTGGCCTACACCCTCTACGAAATCGCGTAACCCATTGATGCTAAACATTTTGTTCCTACTCAATTGGTCGTAGGTTCGATCCCTACCGCCGGAGCCATTCGTTTAATATCAAGGGGTTACAGGCCTGTACATTTTTTATGTGTACAGGATTTCTTTGTACATCGCGTACATTGCGTGTACATTTTTGTTACAGCAACTATTTCCATAGTTGCTACCCCAAGCTTAAAAGATGGTTTTTGATTCGTTGGGATTGAATCAATCATCATCACGCATCTTCCTCAACCGACAGCCGCATAATTCTGGCGAACAATGTTGGGTCGTTGAGCGTCATCTGACGAGGGTCACAGAAGGTGTAAGTGCTGCACATTCCAAAATATGCGTTGCCATGTTTCATTGCGTCATCAATCGCAGATTTGGCGGCAGCTTCTTCGTTTTGATACTCAAACTGGTTGAGGTAGACGAGTTTAGTTATCTGTTCATTATCTACGTGTGCAATCGCGTGGCCAGCGCCGTGATAAAATTCTCTTTCGGCATCGTTCAGCGATATGAAGTCACAGGCGCTGCCGTGTTCTAGACGTGATTTAATCATCAGCTTGCATCCCTTTCATGGTATTATTTACTATTCAAAAACTAGCCCAGTTGTATGCTCGTATAATATACCCGCTACAATTTCGGTAGCATCTGCACTTGATTTAACATCAAACGCTTCAAAGAAATCTATATTTAATGCAAAGGTTGCTGCAGCTATCATATCAACATTATTTTTGCTGGTTTTATGTGCTTCAGTTAACGCTGCAATTATTGTTTCTTT